AAATAATATCAGAAGAAGAATACGAAAAAAAGGTTTTGTTAAATAAAATACAGAATCCATTATCTCAGGTGTCTTATGAGGTTTTAAAAGAAAATGAAATGAAAATAGTAAAGTATAACCAAAGTTATTACCATGATACAGAATTTAATTTTACAAATCTTCAGACCATTGGATCCCCGATTCGATATCTAGGAAATAGCTTTAACTCTGATAATTTTACTTCTCCGGCTTATGCTGTTTCGTCTACAAAAGCATATAAAGGTTTGAGACCTAAAGGGAAGATTTCATTAGGAGTAAATATGCTTGTACATAAACATGATTTGAAAAATTTTAACGGGTCTATAGATGGAGCTAATGGAAAAATCAACTTTGATTTAAGTGATAAAAAGGATAGGGAAAGACTTGAAGTTCATTCAATGCAATCCACGGAGGGTCGTGCTAATGTTGCAGCAGCAAAAGTATGGGATAATTCAGATATTAAAAAAGAAAATCGGGTAAATTATTTTATTATTCCTGGAGCGATTATGGATCACGATCCTTACCGGTTAGCCTCTGTTGCTAAAGATGGTTTTATCGCGTCAGAAGACAGCAACAAAAACGCACACAAGCTTTTAAAATAAAAAGAGTTATGCAAAGTAAAACAGAACAAACGCAAATAAATATACCTGAAAAAGAGTCTCTTGAACCACCAGAGCAAAAGGTTAAATCAAAGGATAAAGACATTAATTCTCAAAATAGCTTTCTGCAAGAGCAAAATGATGAGCCCCCTTTAATGGATTTTTCGTATGCGCTGAGGGTATATGATTACAATATTGCTGATGTAAAGCAAGACGAACTTCGCACAAAGGTTACGTATGCAATGCCTTCTCCTAAGCAATTTGCAGAGAATAATCCCAGGCTCGCTAATGATGAAGAAGCCTTTAATACCATGTATTCTATAATAGAGGATAAATGGAGGCTTTATAAAGATGGCGATTTTTCTCAATGGTCAACAGAGGATATTTATGTTCCTGATAATAAGTATGGCGATTATTTAAAAAGAAAAACAGGCCAGAATTATCCTTCATTCATCCAGTATGATGATCCAAAACCTGTGTCACAAACAAGCCGACGCTTCCCTGGTATTGGTACTGTAGAAATTGCCACTGCGGATGAGGTAGCAGATAAGACTCCTTTTATAAAAGATAAAGAAGGAAGGGTTCTCCCTGTTGATTATGAAAACCTCGAAACACAATATTTCAATGATTTTAAGCGTGTGCAAAACCTTGAGAAAGGCATCGATTTTTTTTGGCAAGAAGCGAAAGATGGAGAACGCATTGCCGGAGACAAAATAAGAAGTGCATTAGGTCCACGACATCTTGAGAGTTCATGGTATAAAGCTATACCGCGTGGATTGTGGTCAGGAACAGCACCAATGATGGTTAGAGGTAGCGGTCAGTTTATTGAGGTTATTGGCGATCTTATCGATCCTTCTGATCAGGATAAGTGGTCAGACCGTGTTGGCACAAACAGTTTAAATTGGGCAAATAAATACTCTAAACAGAATTACGATGAAATGGAAGGAGCTTTTAATAACTGGAGTTCTTTCAGGTATCAGGTAATGAATGGTATAGGCCAAATTTCGTCTACAGTACTTCTGAACTATGCTACCGGTGGCATGTTCAGTTCTTTAGGATTATCCACTCAGCTTTCAGGAAAAATAGCGAAGCATTTTGGAATGTCTTTTATGGCGGCAGAAGCTGCAGGAGCCTTCAGGGAAGAGGCGAAAAATCTTGGAATTGGAGAGTTTGATTCTGCTCTATTGTTTCCGCTTATCATGGCAGCAACTTACGCTTCTGAAAGAGTAATACCCGCAGACTGGGAGCATCAAGGATTCAGTCGTTACACAAAACGCAATCTTAGAAAGACTATTAATAATGAATTTAAAGAATACGCGAAAACGACAGGGATTCCTATTACTTCTATAGGGAAAAATGGAAAAGAAACGCTTATCAAAAGATCTTTAAATAAATGGAAGGAAGGCTTTAAAAATTGGGGTCCAAAAAGTGGCGTTTCAAGAAGTTTTCTTGGTGCTTTTGATGAAAGTCTTGAGGAAATTGGAGAAGGGTACATGCATTCAGGAATTAAAGACCTGTATAACTTATATGCAGATGCAGAAGCATCAGAAACTCTTAACAGGTATAATGAGTCTTCATGGAAAGAGTCAGATAATCCTGATAAAATGATTGAAATATTATCCGATGGATCTGAAGTTGAAATTCCTAAAAAAGAATATGAGGCTATTCAAAAAGATATAGAGCTTTCCACAAAAATTAAGAATAAAGAAGGCGGGATGTTTGACGACACTTCGGTTAACTTTGAAGAAGGGGCGATAGCTGGAATATCTTCACTGCTAACGGGATTACCAATCAATTTAATGCAACAAAGGAAGGAAGATAATTCTGAGAATAAATTTATTGAACTTGCTTTGGCGCTTGAAAACGGAGATATTAAAGATAAGGATCTTGACGCTGCAATTAAAGAGGCAAAAAAAGATGGGGTATTGGGCTCTAAAGTAGCAACTGAAAACGGCGATGTCGTTAATGTTAAAGGAACAACTAAAGATGGGCAACCAGCCGAAACTCAAGCCAATCAATCCAAAAGAATTGTCAGGGAATCAATTGGGGTATTCCGTGATATTATTAAGCGTTACGGTATTAACTCAGCCGAAGTACTGAAAGCAACCATGGGCGATAAATCTGTTATCAAGGAAGCAACAAAAATAGCCCGTAAACTTGATGAAGCTAAGAAAGCTCTTGAAGCTTTAGAAGTAGACCCTTCTATTTTCACAGAAGAAGACAGTCAAAAATATAATTCAGTTGAAGAAAAAACAAAGAAACTTGAAGCGGATGTTGAAAGGTATTCTAAAAAGTTTGCAGATGCTACACAGCCTAAGGAAGGTGGCAAATATTCCAAGACTTATTCGTCATTATATTTTGAATCAGCACAGGTATTTTATGGAGCAGAAAAAAAACTCAAAAAGAAAATACTTGACAAAGATTTTGATGGGAAAAAATATGAAAATCTTACTCTTGAAGAGAGGGATAAATACAAAAAGAAACTGAATAAACAACGTAAGGATCTAGTAGAAACGCAACGTCCTCAAATTCTTCAGGATATTTATCAATTTCAAGCTTTAAGATCTGCTTCTGGAGAAGAGGTTCATAAACAAACCCAAGCGCTTTTTGATGAAGTAGCGGAGAATTATTTAAAAGAAGAAGAGCGAGTTCTTAAATCAACTCAAGATCGTTTTGACAAATCTATATTGTCCGATGAAAAAAGGGAAAGTGTAGATAAAGCGATAACTGATTTAGAAAAACAAGTCGGAGAAATAGCCAATTATAAAGAGGGTAGCGAAGTATCTCTTTCTGAAAAGTTTGAAAGTACCAAAAAAAGTTATCGGAAAATTCAAAACTTCATTGCAGATGTTGAAATCGGTGCTCTTCATGGTGATGCAAAAGCACAGCAATGGTTAGGTGAACTCGAAGGAATGAGGGCTCAAAGTGAAGCAGCTGTTGATCAAGCTCTCGGCAATCTTAACGATATGTTTGGCGAAGTCAATGAAGCGAATAAAGTTGATCCTGAATTATTAGATGCTGATAGAGAAGTTGCTAGTGGGAATACTGAATTATTTAATCGTTTAAGGAATAAGCGTGGCAAAAGCATAGAAAATTTAACAGTGGAAGAACAGCTTGAGGTGCTTAATCAAATAATAGAAAAGCATCCTGTTTTTCTTGATGAGAAGAAAGAAGATCCAAGTACGCTTGAAAGCGTATTTAGAAAATACAAGGAAATGATGGATAACAAGGTTGCAGTTATGAATCCTGCATCTATGGAAAAACATCTTGAACAGATTAAAGCGGTCCTTACTACTTTGCGCAATCAGTTTGAAATGAATGTTGAACTGATGCAAAATGATATTGAAGCAAATGAAAATACAGCAGAGCACTCACCGCTTCGTGATAAACCATATCAAAGGATAGATCAAGGAACCAGACCGGTCCTAAACAAAGAAGAATCAATTTCGGAAGGCGAATCTAACTATACTCAGATTATAGAAAAAATTGATAACTATCTTAATACCGTAAAAGACGTAAAAGAATATGTAGCGCAAACAAAATCTTCTCGTGATTCTTACAAAGTAAAAGCTAAGTCTTTACACCTCGGGGCAAGAGTATTTGCTCTTAATGGATTTATGGAGATTGATTCAAAACTGAACATTAAAGAGCTTGATGATATTGAGAAAGTGCTTAACGAGCACAATGTCAAAACGATAAACGAACTTCTTTACCTTTTCTCTAAAAGCAAAAAAGAAAAGCAAGAAGAAATACAAGGAGCAATAACAAAAATTGAAAGACTTATTGTTCAGGCTGAAACTTTTCTTGAAGGAAAGATGGATAATGTGCTGAAAGAATTAGCGGAAGGCGCAACCACTTTTACTGCGCTTAAAGATTTTGTTTACGGATCGGCTATTTCGCCAAATGAAAACTCAGGGCTTTTAAGTGAATCAAATTTAGAAGTTGGAAAGAAAGACTTTAATTCAGAGAATAAGAACACAGACCTTGGAGAGCTTTATCAATACATAATGATAAGCAAAGCATTGCAGATTAATCGCTTTGGAGGAAAAGATTTCTCAAAGGAGGATCTTTATGCTATATATCGTGACATGCTTTCAGAGAAAGAGCAAAAAGGATCTGATGAATTTGTTCCAAACTACGAGCAAGAGCAGGCCTTAATGGAAATCGTTTCTTTCTTGTTTGATCCGAAGTTTGATTCTTTTAAGAATTTCCTTAGTGAAGATGAACATGATACAATGATTAGAAACGGGCTTTATGTCCGTGGCTTTGCTGGCACGGGGAAGACAACTATTGTACTTAAAAATTCTATTCAACTTCTTAGTAAGTTAAAAGGCCGGGGAGTTAAAGTAACAATAGTATCTCCTAATCATAACCTTCAATCAAATATCGATAAAGATCTTCAAGATGTTTCAGAGATTGAAACGTCGAATAACATTCTTCTTAGTGAATTTCTTGAAGGAAAGGCAAGTATTGATCCAGATTCTGATATCGTTATTTTTGATGAAATAAGCGTTATTACAAGAGATCAATCTAATATCATCAAAGATAAACTTAACAATTCTCAAATACCTTCATTATTTCTTGGGGATGATAACCAGGTTTCTGACTTATCATATACTGACGATCAAGGAGCTGTACTTACTCCAAAGATGCCAATCATGGAGAAAACACAGCGCACTATTCCAATGACTGAGGTTTATCGTTCAGGAGTTAGTGATCTTCATTATATACAGGATTATTATCGTAACCTTAGAACCACCGCTTCTGAAGGCGATCGCACCGATCTTCCAATAACTTCTTTTTCCGGAGAAGGAGCATCTATGAAAGGCGTTCGCTACATGGAAACTACTCAAGAAATTGAAGAGGCATTCATGGATTACATGAAAAATAATCCAAATGCTCCTGTAACAGAAGTTATGCTAATTGTAAAAAATAAAGCTGAGCGTGACGAGTTTTTGAGGAAACATCCTGAATATGAAAACCATGTAAGAACAGTTGAATTTATTATTGGGAATGAAGAAAATGCGATATCAGGAATAGCTTCTAGGCATGTTTTCTTTGCTACCAATCCAGTTGTTACAAGTACTCCAAATGGAATTGTCACAGAGTCTCGGATAGGGCTGACAGGGGTTAGTCGTGCGTCTGAATCTCTTGTCATGATAGGGAAAGTTTCAAAGTCTAAAAAAACTGATAAAGTTCCTGAAAGTGAGAGTATAAATACAGAAGAAATTTCAGAGATAAGACAGGAAGAAATCAGAAGACTTCATGAAATTACTTCTAAAAAAGCTCCCGGAAATAAAACGGACAACGAGGATAATGAAATAGATTCTAAATCAGACTTCCGATCAATTAATTTAACTGAAGATGGGAAGAATCAGGTAATCGTTGAATCGGAAGAAAAAATTAATGAGTTAAAAAACAAAGGAGTCAGTGCTTTAAAAGATCTTAATTCCGAAGATCCAACACTTACTCATATTACTGAATCATTATTTGAAAAAACAGGTAATGAAAATGCCAATACCCGTTCGAGAAATTCTATGGTTAAGGCTGCATTGCTTTATAATTTCAACTCAAGTGAAACAAACGAAAAAGCTTTCAGGGAAAGGATTCAAGAATACTTTGAAGCCACTGAAACAAAATATACAGAGGACGAACTTTTCAGTATTCTCTCTAATTCACTTTTTGCTTCTAAGGAAATTTTAGATATTCTTGATGAAGACCTAACATTGGTTAATCTTCCTTTTGTTTCCGGAGATAAAATTGCTATGCCGGCTATAGTTAAAATTGTAGGTTACAGCAACGGGCAGCCGGTGGTTGACGTGTACGATTTTAGAATAACAAGTGGAAAATCTATCACTAAACTGTCTGAATACGATAAGAAAAAACTTGCTGCTTATGCAGATATTTTAAGAGCGAATGGCCTTAAAATAAATAACCTTAAAATATCAAATATTGTAGAGACATTTGAAAAGAAGGGTGATTCTGTTTCGCTTGAATATTTTTACGGTAAAACATTGAAGCTCGATTCGGAAGAAGCTATTAGCCTCATGTCATTTGAGAATGAAAATGAAGCGAATGAAACGTTTGTTGGGCAAGAAGAGTTTTTTGAAAACGAAAGATCTTTAACAGAGAACAAAGGATTTAAGCTTGGACAACTCATTCAGGATAAAGATTCTCTTATATTTCATAAACTTCACGGTATTACTTCAAAAAGAATTGAAGGAAAGATTGTTACTCAATACCATATTGAGACAGAGAATGGAAATATTAAGGCTGTCAACCAATCAGAATTTGAGAGTCAATATCAGGTTCCAAATACCGAAGATCCTGTAACGCGTTTTAAAACCACTGCTGAAGACTTTGAAAATGGAGTGGACACAAATACCACAAATACCTTTTTCGTTACTGATGCTGAAGCTGTGAAGATTCTCGGGGAGAATTCGAGCTCAGTTCCAGTAGAAGATTTTTATAACCCTGATAAGAATGTTGTCTATGCAAGGAAAATGTTACTTGTTAAATACTTTTACCCTGGAGTTAGAGTAACAAAAGAATACCGTGATGGTGGCAAGGTGTTCGGAATGAAGAATGGTCAAATGTCACGATTTGAATATGACGGCAAAATAGCCATTAATCGTATGTCTGAAAAAGACATTGATAAAGCTTTAGATTTATTCAATTCTTATGGAGAAGAAATAACAAAGCAGGAATTCATTGATCAGGGATTGGATATTGTTTCGGCAGATTTTGAGCCTGAGTTTAATTTTGGTGCTGTTGATAAAACCAATACTGAAGGAAAGGTACGATCAATTCAGCCTAAAGCATACAACACTTACATGGAAGAAACAGACGATTCAAAGGCAGAAGCCCTTTTGGATAAAATGTTTGAAAATGCTTTTGACAATGATGATAATTTGGCAACCAGAGAAGCACTGATTGAAATGAATAAAGAGCGTATGCGAAGACTACGTTCAGAAGAAAAGGTTGAATCTGTTGTTAATTCTGTTGAGCCCGGAAAAATAATTCGTGTATTTGATGATTTTATTCCTATTAAGAACCTGATTGATAAACTTGTCAAAAAAAGGCAGGTTATTGAAGCGAAAGATCAAGATAATATGTATGTCATTTCTGAATCTAAAAGACAGAAAAACGGCAAATGGCGTAATACAATTACAATTAAGCTTGATGGTGTTGGGGAGTTAACTTTTCTTATTGATCGGAAAATTGTTAAAAACAATAAAGACCTTGATTATTTCCTTCAGGATTTATCTGAGGTAGAAGATTTGATTAAAGCATATGAAGAAAATTTTAAGGATCTTTCTAATAAAGAAAAGGCTGATTTATTCAAAGAGGTTGAAGAATCCGTTTTATTCCGTTTTGTGAAAACCAATGCTAATATACTGAATAATTATAAAGATCAGTTACCATTAAGGTTTAACGATAAAGGAGTTAGCATAAAAGGAAGTACTCCACTTCAAAAGATTAAATCTCTTAAAAGTATTGCGAAATTTATTTCTTCAGCAATAGCTAATAACAGTATTGATCAGTATTTCCGTTATCCTGCAAAAAATAAGAGTGGTAAAATTGATATAGCACATTTTGAATCTATTGTTCATGATGTTACGCAACCAAACTTAAATCTTGAGTTTAATCGTATAAGCAAAAGTGCTCCAAAAGAACAAGAAACAAAAAAGCATGAGCCCGTTAAGCCAGAAAGCATATCATCATTAGATCTTAGTAGCAGAACAAGTCTTACGATTGATGATATTAATAACAATTCTGTTGAAGATATTGTAAGTGCTTTTGAAACTATTGGAGCCACAATAGATGAATTCGAAGCTGAAATTCTTTCTGAGGCCAAAAAGGGTGATGCAGATATGAATGAGATTCTTGAAGCATTAAATCAAAAACTAAGCGATGATGAAGAGTATCCTAAGTTAGTATCAACAGAGAATAAGCTTTCTTTTGTTTCTCTTGAAAAAGCCAGGGAAACACTCAGAAGTATTATTGGTGATTTAACCGATACAAATGTCTTTTTCCATAATGGATATTTGTATACTAAAGATGGTCAGCGTGCACTTGGCCTTACCCGTGATGCATTAATAAAGCTTGCTATGCTGGATGGGAAAACATCTTCTCAAACAGTTCGACATGAAGCAATGCACTTCATCATTAATAATATGGTGAAGCCCGGACAACGTAAAAAAATATTAGAAACAGCACGTAAAGAAATGGAGGATAACGGAGAAAAAATAAATTCCGAAAGCGATATCCATGAATATATTTCAAAGCTTTATGAGAACTCCGAAAACATAAAATTTAAAAATCTACTTCAAAGATTCATTATGTGGTTAAAGAAAGTAGCTAATCAATTCGGAGCATATCATTACACTTTTGACGAAATTTTATATCTCGCAGATCAGGGATATTTTAAAGATCGTCATGCATTATCATCTAACGAAAACACCTTTTACAAAGTTGAAAATGAGCATAATAGCGAGGAAAGTATTAAGTATCTTGAATCAAGAATAGGTGATGTTCAGCTTGTGGATTGGGTGAAGAACAATATTTTTATACCTGAATTTATTGAGCAATCACCATTTGGCAGAGGCTTAAACGAAAACAAAACAGTTGGAGAAGCTCTTCTTGCTCTTTATAACAAGTACGATAGTATTGATGAGAAAACTCGTGAAAAACTTAGCAGGGTACTGGATAGAGACGGAAGCTTAAACTTTGAGAAAATCAAGAGAATGTTTAATACTCCATTAGGAAGGAAATATTTGAAAAGAGATATTTACCCTGTATTACTCAGTGACAAAAAGATTTTTGCTTCAATGACACAAATTGCTTTAGGTCGCGTAAACTTAAATGCGCTTGTGGATTTCAAGAGAAAAAAAGCCTTGGATAGTGAAAGTGTTAGTGGAGCTTCAGGACAAAAACTTGTAGAAGCTGAAAGCTTTGATCCTAACCTTTCACGTTCTGAGTTTCAGAAAATGTTACTGCAATCTATTCCTATATACGATGAAGGCAAAAAGGCTAAAGTTGAATACAATGGGAATATAGTTTATTATGCAAATCCAAATACAATGGATCATATCCTTATCGATGCAGCTAATAGATTGAAGCAGATGGGTAAACGGCATTTTACAGATCAGGAGTTTTTTGATATGCTTGAAAAGATGAAGAATGAAACAGATAAATCAAAATATAAAACACTGATTTATTCTTTCATGTCGACATTTGGAAATAAAAAATTTGCAGACTCAGAAGGGAATGCAGACCTTAATTTCAGAATGCAGAATAACGGATATCAAGCCTTGGCAGAAGACGAGCAAGTTTCATTAGAAAAAAGAAAGCGTTACAGGGATATTGTTTCCGGATTCATATCATATTATAGTTCACTCGGTAATGTGTCTTTAGCTTTAGTTAACCTAACAGAAAAACAATCCTGGGAAGTTAAATCTTCAGCTGATGACAAAGTGATGAAAGCATATATTCGGGAATCCATGAAAACACATTTCATTGGACAAGGAGGATTCCTTAATAAGGATGTTTCTGAAGTATTTGATTCAGCAAACCAAAAAAATTTAAGTGTCACAAAAGAAGGAATTTTCTTTAACGGAAAGCTGTACATCAAAGGAGATATAAAAAAGCAATCTCCAATGGCCATTTCAATAATTCTTAACAACCTTAAGCTTAATAAGAAGGGGATTTTTACTCAAAGAATCATTGAAGAATTAAACAAAGAAGTTATAGGCCAATCCAGTGAGAAAGGTAATAAGAATTGGTCTATGTCTCTTGGGCAATACCTTCATGCTATTACTGCAGGATTACAAGCAAGAGTCCTTGTGGACAAAGAATACACAAAGCATTTTGATAATGGTGGTAAAGCACGCGATTTGAAATTTTCAAAAGAAACAAAAGCCGCTCTTGATTTAGCAAAAAGCCTTTATCAAAAAGCAAGTATTCAGTGGGATAGTGTTGAACAAAACACTAACCGGACGAGTGAACGTTCTGGTGTTCCTGATCTTCCAAGTCCTGCAGATTTCTATATGTATTATGAGTATATAGGCAACTTGATGAAGCAATACAATGCTGATATTGGTACGCGTATGATTGTTAACTCAGAAGGGAATTTTGAGTATTCACATCCACTTTCAAGCAATCTTTATGATGCAGCTATGGGCGGTTCTAGAAGCTTAATAGCTCATGTGTCGGATCTCAGTAAAAAAGATTATGTGTCGAATCTCCCTAGAAAAATTAAGAATGAAAATATAGATCCTGTTTCTCCGATAATCGGAAATAATGGGTATAACAATCCTATTCTTGCGAATGTAATTTCGGTTGATCCAATTCAAAAGTTTGATGGAATTAAAACCTTCCTTCGTTCAGGTGGCATAGATAAAATGACAGATAAAGATTTTGCTAAAGTAATTATTGAAGAACTTACTTATAAGCAAATCATTAAAGGCGGTAATGAAAGCGTACTTCCTTCGCTGTATGGCACGCTTGCAGACAAAAAGAATAGGTCAGTATTTAACGTTGTTAGCGAAAGAAACCCTATCTTCTTTAAGTCGTTTGCTGAAGGATATGATTTCCTTGAAGAGCTTGGTGTAAATTACACTGGCCTTGCAAATTCAATCGATCTCTTTGTAAACTATTACGAGAAAACAAACAATCTTGCCTTGGGCAGATGGAACAATGTTCTAGGTAAAAATTTCAAATCAACAGAATCATTACAGAAATATATCGAGGAAGGATTGTCAGCAGCAGAGACAAAAGTAATTATCAATCAACTCACAGAAAAAAAGGATTATTTTGAAAAATTTAATCCTGAAACTCGAACTATTAAGATTACAGGCCTTGGCAACTCTATAATTACAGAGGATTCCAATATTATTTATAAGCCTTCTTTTATTGCTGAATGGAGAAAAACTAATACAATAAAAGATCTAATCAAACGAGGTAGGAAGCAACAGGAACTTCTTGAAAAAGCTACGCTTGAAAGTCGTCAGCAATTTGCAGAATGGATTGCTGATTCAGGTTATAAAATGACTTCTAAAATGACCGATCTTTTTAAGCAGTTTGGTTATAATATGGAGTCAGGAGAACAAATTTCTGATATGATTGAAAAACATATTGAGGAACTTAGAGAAAAGGAGAAAAAACGAAAAGAAATTGGCTATAAAATAGGAGAGCGTAAAAAGATTGAAGCAGAGATTGACAAACTTAGAGGAACCGAAAAGAAAGAGGCCTTAAAAGAAGCAGAAGAAAATCTTGAACAATTTGATCAGCAATTTAAGAATCTTAACGAAATGTATGGAACGCTTAAAAAGGAAATAAAAGCTATCCAGCAAAAGCATACTAAAGAATCACGCAAGATTCGCAAACAAATAATTGAGAACAAATACCAATCTGAAGGTAATCAGATACACCCATTGATTGATATTGCTTTTTGGAATTTCCATGTATTAAATGAATCAATGGATCAAATTGTGCGTGGTTCTCAAACAAATTATGCAAATTTAACAGATTTTATTAAGAGAGGTTCTAGTCTTACTGGTCCTGGTACCCATGTCGACACTTCAAGAAAAGATGGTGTTGGTAAAACAGCAAACACGCTTATTCTACGTGATATTCCTGGATTGCAAAAGCAATTCAGTGAAAAATTTGAAGAGGAACTGCATACAGATGGCCTTTCTATTGTCAACCCTATTTGGGCTGAAATGCTAAAACGAAGTGCCGGGCAAGAATTTGGTAATGTCCATAACGGAATGCTTAAGCCAATGATTTTTGATTACAATCCTGTTACAGATGATTTGATATATGCTAAGCTTTCTCAAATGCCTATCAATAACCGTCAATTCAGAAACAATAAGATATTCAAACAAATGTTTGAAATGATGGTTGGCGAAGAGTTAATGCCTTACTTCATGGAAGAATACGAGAATAACGGGCAAGATATCCGGAAAGCTTCAACAGCATTAATTGACAGGGCAGCCAATGATACAGATATAAGAAAGTTAATTGATGATCAGATGGTTGGTTATATTTTGTTTGAATCTGCTGTAAAATCAGGGAAAAGAAAAATAATAGATTTTGATGTGCCTATAGGAGAAATGCTAACACTTCAAAATGTATCAATAAATAAAAGCTTAAACAATGAAAAGAACAGGATTAAGATAAATAATGACGCTTATAAAATTCAGACTGTTACAAAGCAAGATGTGATTGAAGCTGAAAAAGTTATCCCTACTCAGATTCTTAGTGTTATCGGTGGCTTAGATAACGAAACAAATGAGACAATTGTAAAGGAAGTAAACCATGGATTAGCCGGTACTGCAAATATTATTCGAGAGAAACTTGTTTCTATGAGTTCAGGCAAAAGCATAGAGTACATGAAAGAGTTGTTGCATTATACTGCAATGAAGCGTGGAGATACAGGAAAAGCAGGGCGGGTATCTGCATGGGCAAGTCCTGATGTTTCAAGAAATAAAGCTATTGCTGCTTTTCTTACCGCAGTGAATAAATATATAAAACCAAATATGGCCGGACAGTCTTTTGTTCAAGCTCCGGACCTTGGTAATATGTATTTTGATAAAGACGGGAATGCATACTTGCCTTCTGATCTTGATCTTGATGATGATTCTCAAAATGTTGATGGTAAAGTAAGGCGGCCATTAAAGCCAATACTTTTTATAGTAGAAGGCAAAGAAACAAAAACTGACGGCACTTTATTCACAAAAGAAGAGCTTATTGAAGCTCAAAAGGCAGGGAAAAAAGTTGAGATTAAACCTGCTGAAGTGATTGCTCCTTTTGGCTACATGAAAGTATTCGGAATTACTCGTAACACTACGCTTCGTGATGTTATGAGTGTAGTCATAAATGGCAAGGAAGTGAAATTTGATAATGCAAATCCTGAATATAAAGACGTTCAGAATAAAGTCAATAAAGCTTTTGAAGGAATGGAACTGGACGGCATACTTGATTCCTTCCATCCTGATATCAGAACAGAAATTATCAGAAGGTTTACACAGTCTATTCGTGTTAATGATAAATATGATCTGCTTGATACTATTCAAGAAAGCAATCCGAAACTATACAAAGAAATCGATAAGCAATTAAAAACTCTTGATGAAGAAGGAATTCCTGGAGAAGGTAGCAAGGCTTTTGGTTTAATGATGAACGTGATATCCAATTATTATTATAACCTGAATAAAGCTTTAAACGTATTTGGGGTCCGTATTCCTACGACCAACGCATCTTCAGGGTGGGTCGGTCGTATTGTAGCTTTTGACTATGAAAGCGAAAATACAGTATATACTTCTGCAGAAAAGAACATTCTTGACGGTTCTGATTACGATATTGACCAAGTTTCTATGTATTTCCTTTCTCTTGATGAATGGGGAAATGAAATAACTCCTGATTCAGTCATTAAAGAAAGAATGAAGGCTGAGAAAAAAGCACATAAAGAAACAGGTAAACTAAAAGAGAAAGCAGAAGATCCGAATTCAATTGATGAAATAGATGCAGATTATTCAAAGGCAGAAAAATTTGATACTAAATATAATGGGAATATGATATTCACTGCTTTGCAAAAGTTTTATCGTGAGTCCGGAAATATCGAAATGATTCTTGAAGAAATTAATCTTGATAGTTTCCGTGATAAAGCGGACCTTGTTCCTCAGGAATGGCAGGAATTTGTTTCTGATATTAGTTCTAACATGAAAGCTTCAGAGATTAATCTCTCAGGGCAAAAGCTTGTAGGGCACTTTCAAAACCTTGAAAAGTTTACGCTTAAATTGTTAGCAATTCCAAAAGCCACAAGGGATCAAATATTGCCTCCTGAAAAGTTTAAAATGTTTTCAGGTAATAAGGCTATTTCTGAGCAGATCGCTTTTGTTGCAAAGCTTATTAATGCCGCTACCGATAACGCCAAAGAAGGTGGACTTCTCGGTAGACTGAATATTACAGAATCAACTTCACCTATTGTGAATGGAATGGTGATGGCCGGTCTTTCAGAAAAAGAAATACTAGATATTTTACAGAATGAAACAATTTTAAATGCTTCTAAAAAGAGCATGACATCTAAGTCTATTACCGGGTATAATGATAATGGAGTTCCTGAAAACGCACAATATAAAATAATTCCTATATGGGAAGCCATAAGTGAATATATATCAGGAGATTATTTTGATACTCCCACACACCAAATAAAAGATGAAAAAGATCGCTTTCTCGTTCAAATTCGTGAGTATGCATATATGGGAGAGCAATTGCGGAGATTTGGAAACATTACTAATATTCAACAGGAGATTAGTATTGAAAATTCTAAGCGAAATAATGTAATCAATAGTATTAATGAAGCCATTGGAACCACTGATGCAGATGAATATATTCAGCGCAGGCTTGCAGGAGAATCTACAACTGGAATTATGAATATTCCTACTGACGGGCATGAGTCAAATATTAGAAAACAATTTAATATTGGTGATGCAATGATGGAAAACGAAATGCTTTATACACATGTAAGAACACTTGCTCAGGTACAAAAAACAATTAATGAATCTATTACTACAGATAAGGTTATTAATAAAGCCAAAGGAACAATTGAAAAACGTCTTGGGCAAAGCATTAATATTCCTGTTGTTTATGAAACGATAGAACGTGGTATTGAAGATTATATTGTCGGCCAGTTTATTGCTGATAATTTTAAAGAAGTAACGGTTGGAGATCAGGCTTATGACTTATCGTTAGCAAAAAATAGGGTAAGATTTAGTATGGATTTCCCTTTATTTATTGAGGAATATACTTTTAACTGGTATAAAAATGCACCAAAAGGGAAGAAGAATAATACTTTCTTGAGAAGGGTTAAGCAGCGTAGTACAAAGTCCGGCTACCTTTATCTTGATTTTTCTTCATCTAATGATGTGAACGATACCCATAAAAAACTGTACCGAGATCATTTTGAGATAATTGATGAAAGTGTTAAAAATGCTTTTAGAGCGTATCAGTTATTAATGAATGGGTTCCGTTATAAGAATGGGTCTATGATTGATTTTACGGATGAAAAAGCAGAACGCCAATACACAAATTGGATTCAATCTTTTGATCCGGAAAAGATAAATGAAAACGATCTTGCTGAGCAGGTTATTCTTCGCAATAAGGAACTTGTTCATTATGCAGCGGACACCGAAAAACTTATGAAAAAGTTGAAAAAGAATGATATCATTACGTCATTGATTTATTATACGCCAAAAAAGGCATCTTTCAACCCACACATTTATAAGTTTGATATTAAAAAAGGAACTAAAGAGTATCTTAACAGTCCTTATCCTACATTGATAAACACGTATTCTGCTAAATCTGAAACAACAAATCTGCCTGTTATTGACGCTCTTTCCAGCAAGGAAATGAGAACGTTTAAGAATAATGATTCTGTTATAATCAAATCATATTTTCCTATAGTTGTATGGCACCAAAAAAACAACGACTACCCTTACTCATTATCAAACAAGGATCAAGCTGTGCTTCAAGATGGAACTGTTGGAAATGTGGAAATTGTCGGTCCTAAACATAAAAAAGACAATCTAACAAATACAAGTATAATAAAATTCACTAAGGCAAATAAGCCTCAAGCTTCAAGGATATCTAAAAATCAAAGTAAAGCTTCATACTATGTTTTAAAGTCATTCATGGATAAGTTACAAAAAGCTTTTCCAAATATCCGCATTAATTATGTGAATAACATTACGAGCAAACATCCTGAATTGATAGGGTATTTTGAGAACGGACAGGTCTTTTTCAATACAGATAAATTGCAGCTTGACACGCCTATTCACGAGATTACTCACGTGTTCATTGACATACTTGAAAGTGCAAATCATGAACTGTATCGTGCTCTTGAAAATGAAGCTATAACTTTAATTGAAAGTAATCATGAGGTCGTTCAGGAAATCCTTAAAGAATATGCAGATATTTCAAAAGTGGATCTTGTTAAGGAAGTTATTGCAACTATGGCCGGATGGAATAGCCAGGAAGCCGTCAGAAATCTTTTAGACAAGACTCCGGGCATGAACTCTGATCAAAAAGCAAGTACGCTATATGGCAAAATTTCGGCCCTTGTCAATCGTTTTTATACATGGTTGAAGAATGCGGTTTATGGCGCGTTAGGTGTTCAGCAAATAAACAGTAGAACATTAAAGGATTTCGATTTTAAAAATGCTACTATTAAATCATTCGCTGAAATGATGGTTAATGCTGTTAATAACGGACAGGTTCTATCGTATGTGTCCTCAAAGCAAATGAGTAATATAGCCAAGGCTGACGTTTATGCTTCAAAAATTAAAACGATTTATGATGTAAAGAAGATGGCCAAGGTGCTTACGAACCCAAGTGACAGGTTTGATTTCGAGGAAATGTCAACTGATGCTAAGGTCGATTATGTTTACAATCTTATTGATACTAATACAGGTAAAATCGGGGCTGGTCTAACTGGAACAGAATATAATTTCAAAGGAATGACAGTAGATGAAATCAAATCTACTATTCGTAAAAAGGTTATTACTGAATACGAAACTCGTGATAATAAATTTAAAGCGAAAATAAGTAACTGGATTAATGAACATGAAGCTTCTGTGCATGATTCTATAGAAACTTTTGGAAAAACTAGTAACGATATTCCTATTTATAAGGTTCCTATTCTCAAAAAGTTTAAAAAGCAGATTGAATATGCTTCATTTAAAGAGTTTGGAAGAGTTTCTGAGCTTGAAAAAATGGAAGGTGGAGAAGAGATTGCGAAGCATTTGTCAAAAAGTATCCGAAGTTTCGATCCCCATATTTCAATAGAGAAAACGTCTGACGGTTCAATTTACGTGTCGCTTTATGATATTACCATGGACAATATCGACAGGCCGGATATAGAAAATGAGCTTGGCAATATTGCTTCTCGATTTTTAACGGATAGAGAAGCTAAAAAAATGGGTCTGTCTATGACAAATAACCCAGGTGATGTTCGTCAGCTAATGCTTGTTTTAATGGCAAACAAACTAATGAATGCTAATCCTAATATTAAGATTAAGGAGGCAGGAGTTATCAGTCTTAAGCCTTCAGGTAGCCAAATGAAAATGATTGATTTTTTAAAGGTTAATAAGAACATTAGTGTATTGTCTCAAATAGATGATTTTATAAATAGTTTGAGTCCGGAATTAAAAGAATTGTTTAAGCAGGAATTAAAAATTCCAAAAGTAGATTATGAAAAGCTTCTAAATAATTTTTATGAAAATGCAGCCGATAACTCGTTCCCTAAATATATAAAAATGCTATTTCAGAATCCTGAAAATTATACTGTTATACAGAAAAAGAACCTGTTAATGGCAAGACTCAGATATGCGCTTGAAAATAATGACGAAACAAATAATTATCGTCAGGAAATTAATCTGCTTACGCAGACGTTACTTGATCTTAAGACGGTAAATGTGGTTGACACTGAAATGAATAGTGAGGATATGTCACTGCTTAGTGATATTGATAAATTCATTCAACCCGGACAATATATTGCCAATGATATCATTCAGGCTTTACGTGAAATAACCCTGGACACTTCCAATAAAATTGTTGAAGAAGTTCAGGAATTTCAATCTGAATTTAAGCCTATTCAAAAATGGTTTGAGAGTAGAAATAGTGGTATTTCAATAGGTTTTGGAGATAAGTCTCACAGGTTTTTCAAAGATTTATTTGTAAAACGTGACATTGACGGTTCTGGAAACGAAGTTTTTACTGGTGAAATATTCTGGACTACTGATGAAACAAAAGATCCTGTTAACGCAAAAAAAGCAAAAGAACTTGGTCTTTCTGCAGAACTATTGGAACAGGGAGAAAAACTTGTGAATATGATTACGGATCAATATATCGACCTTGTTTATCATTATCATGAAATGCAAGGATATATGAAAAATCTTAAAACTGGTAAGCCTAATTATAATTTTACAAAGAAAGACGCTTATGAGTCGTTAATGCAAAATTCTTCATATCAGAAAGGGATGCTTCCTTTAATGACAAAAACTTCTGAACAATTATTTAATGAAGGAGAATTAGGGAAGTCTAGTAAAAAACGGCTGAGTCAGATTACTAACAACATGAACATGTTTGATGATGCAAATGATCTTTCAAAAACTGACGTGAAAGAAATAAATAAGCTTTCTGATCAATTCTTTAATCAAATTGGGTACATGCGTGAAGGCAGTAACACAAAGTTTGGTAGCCATGCAAGAACTTTTGATATTCTTGGAATTGGGAAAAATTCAAAAGGAGAAATTGTTCTTGACAGTCAGGAGAAAAACAACAATATCACTACTGATATTGAAACAATTATGAATTATTTTGCCATGAGTTCTAAGCGAAAGATTCATTATGAAAACGATGTGCTACCTATAATCAATGGAGCAAAAGTTTTTATGACAGATATGAAAAATCATAAAGATAAAAATCTGAGTAATGAAATTGATTATGTGGAAATGTTTACGGAAATGTCTATTCGCGGACAACGCCGTAACCTTGGTGGTGATATTGGAGGAGTAGAGCTACAACCAACAATTAGTACACTTTCAACTGTTGGTGGTACAATTGCGCTTTTCGGTAATGTGAATGTTGGTGTTGTATCATCATTAATTAATGGAATGCACTCGTTCGTGGAAGGAATAGCGAACCAGTTTGTTGAACGTGGGATATTTAACTTTTCGGATCTTATCAAAGCAAACAGGTTAATATTCAGCGAATGGGGGAAGATGTCTGAGCTTTGTAAGATGTATCAGAATATTTCAATGAGTGAATGGGAATTAATTTCACATCCTCAAAATATGAGCAAAACGAAAAAAGGACAGATTCTTTCAAGGTATTGGGGTCATATGTTTAACTATGCTTCTGACTATTATGGTCGTAATCTGGTAATGATTGCTCAAATGGTGCATGATGGAACCTGGGATGCTCATGAATTTGATAGCGAAACAGGGAAGATTAATTACAATCGGAAAAAAGACAAGCGTTTTTATGATGAAAACGGACAAATGACTGAAGACGGAAATGTACTGTATGAAACAATTCGTAATCAAGTTTATAAAGATGGATTCAAAGGACAGAAAAAAGAAGGAGAACTTGTAAGGGCTTATACCCGTAAAGAATCGAGGAAGTTTAAAAATATTTCTGATATGTTTGTTGTGGGAGCTTATACGGATAAAGAAAAAGTCATGTTGACTCACTATACACTTGGCCGCTTCTTCGCTGTATTCCGTAATTACTTATTTACACACGTCCAAAATGCAGTAATGAAAGGTCATTATATTGGTGATGTTGGAAGGTACAAAGTGAAAAAGGATGCTCATGGCAAGCCTATGGCTGAATGGGAAAGACTTTACATGGAAGGATGGGTCAGAACAGCAACACGAATGATTGGCGATGTGGTTAAAACAAGAAGTCTTGACAACTTTAAGAATATGAGCGAATCTGAGAAATACAACTGGTTAAGAATTGCATCAAAAACATTGATGGTTCTTGGTGTTTCTATGCTTTACAACATGTCTGTGAAAGACGATGATGATGATAAAACAGGTTTCGTTCCGGATTGGAGAATCCTTCGAAACATAAAATATTCTTATGCCGGTGTGTTTGCCTTGTTTGATAGTGGAATTATCTCAAGTCCTTTTGCAATTATTTCTGTATTTAAACGAATACTTACTAATCCTATAGGAGAATTTGAAGTTGAAAATATTCAAAGATTTGCTCCGGGATATACAACAATAGAAACACTTTATGAACCAATTAAAAATGAAGAATAATGGCACATATTGATCCTACATTTATCATAGGCACAGAAGTCGAAAAAGAGAGCAAACATATTTTTGTAAGAGATCAAACTCTTAATTATGCAGAAACGCTTAATGAAGAAGATACAGGATATGCTTCAACAGAGTTTATCCGGGCAATATTTGTATTTGAAAACAACACGATAAAGCCGTCTCTTTCTCAACTAACAGGGTTTGGTATGGAGTATCAATATCCTGTACTCAATAACAGAAGGTATAAAACCTTCATGTATTTCATTCCAGTATATGATGATGCCCAGGAGTACCCTGTTGGAGTCATTGTATATAAAGACGGCGGTTTTTATAAGAAAATAAACAATGATGCGATTTCTTATGAACCAGGTGAGGAGCCTGAAATAAGAGCGAGTGTCACCGACCAACCGTTATATGATGATGCCCAAATAGAGTTATGGCAGCGATTAACTATAGATGATTTCGCTGAATTTGATGCGTGCTATACAAATGCTCAAGCAGGAAGCCTTGTTTATCCTGTTCAGTCTATTCAACAAGCAGTGTCATTTAGTAATACTGATTGGCAAGATTACAGCTTAAAAAAGATTGCTCCATACAGGTGGCAAATTTCAGACGATAGCAACGTTCCAGGTGCAAGAGGAATAAGAGTGCTTGATGTTGAACAAAACGAGTTAGAGCCTGCGATTTCATTTTCTATTGAAAGTGGAGAAACCAAAGAGATAAACCTTGGAAATAATTCGGATGGAGTTTATTTAGTAAAGATATACAATGGGTCTATAGAAGAAATGAGAGACGCCGATCCGAATTCTGAAATCTTAATCGAAGAATCAACCAAGTGGCTTGTGATATATGAGTATTCAAAAGTAAATGATTATGTTCATCAAGCCATGAAAGAAGTGTATACTAAAAAGCATGAAAGCTATCAAGGTGTAATGGAGCAATACAAAAGAAGCCGTAATGTTATGAGTTCTTTCAAAATCTACTCGTTTTTTCTGACCGCAATGAGTACCATAAATTTTGAAAGGTTTGAATACATAGAGCATTACATGCTTACTAACGACAGATATTCTGTTATTAAATTAGCAGATAAGTATATAAGAAAATCGCTTGAAATGGCGACTAACTACAAAGACGATTAATATGTTGAATGTATTAGCTTTCGAAACCATTCCTGATTATTTAGCAAAAAAAGGGTCTGATTTTTCTCAGTATTGGGCAGAGTTCTATAGTCTGGCTGATGATTTTTTAAGAGGAAACACAGAAAAATTATTGATTGTTGAAGAAGAAGGAGCCCAGGATGAAGCCGATGAATTATCGCTTCGGATTATGGAAATGCATATGCTGTTTATTTACTTCTTTATTATGAGGGAAGAATACGATCAGGAGGAAATAACAATTAAAGAGCTTTGGGAAGAATACGAAGTTCAAAAGATTGTGGATTACTTTTTATCAATGAATATTAGTATATATCAATTGCTTGATATTTTTGAGCTTACCACCTATGAGCTTGGAATTGGAACAATGAAGATAGGTGATAATTTTCATGTTTTATAAAACCATTTACTACTATGAATAATATTATAAGAAAAAAACGCGAATTCTTCTTTGGTCCTGCCGGAAGTTCTTACAATAAGTTCTCTTCTATGAACAGGCCAAATGAGGCTACTTTCAGAAGGTTATTTTATTCCATTCCATTTTTTATGGAATCGGAAAGCACTGCTAAAGAAACCTCTCAAGGTTTGGTTAGATTAAGCAAAGATGATGATGCTTTTAATAGAAATACTATTAGTTCAGACGGCTTTGCAAGAGCAGTACAACCGCACCAGTTACCATCCATTAAGCGAAAGGATTCAGTAAAAAATATTTTGAAGATTACTGAAGCCAATAGTGCAGATAACAGAACAGGAGGAACTGGTTCTAATATTTTACTTTCTTCATATGAATTTGTTGGGGATGGAGTTGGTATTGACGTTGATCATGTAAATGAAAAAATTACGTTTTCATATGTACCAATCAACCAGGATGATATCAGTGTATATATTGATGATGCATTGCAAATTTACAGGACAAATAGTGAAATTGGTAATGCTTTTGTTAGTACATCAATATTTAATAATTCCATTGCAAATATTAATAGTAACATTACATCCATTAAGGATTTGCAAGGAAACTTTACCGATGTACCTATTGCTCTTGGTAATACAATTTCAAAAGCATTAATCAATCTTAATACCGCTGTTGGTTCTGCCAGTTCTGAAGCAAATCAGAACACACAAGCCATTACCGGATTGAATCAATTCATAGGACAGATAAACACTTCTATTAATCAATTATTAGTAAATCAGGCCGATGTTTCTAATTTTGAATCACGACTTAATGACGTTGAAGCAACAGCTATCCCTATTTCTTTATGGCTAACAACCGCTGGCAAAGTTGAGGATATGCATAGAAGTTATAATGAACATTATTTTACTCATTATGAAGAAATAAGTACGAATATAAACAATAGACTTGTTAAATCCGCATCTATACCAAGCAATGTTGCTAACAACATGGATATGATTTCTATTGTTTCAGATTTCACATTTAGTCCTTCTTCAGGAGTCAATAAAATAAAACTGATAATTCAACAAGGATCAGAAAAAATAGAAATTGAGGTTACTGATAATGATACGGGTAACAAACAAATTTTAGAATCTTATTTTGAATTTGATGATGAGGGTAATGTTTTGTATTATGCTTACGAACATGGGCTTAATATAGACAGTAAAATGATTAAAGAAGGTAAATCTGAAATGATTAATTTATCTGAGGAATTTAATATTCATTTAATTGCTCTTATTTCTGATTCAACGAAACAAATTACGTTTGGAAAACTTCTCGGTTCTGTTCAGCATAGACCAATAACTTCAGGAGCAAATATTACAGTTCAATCCACAACAATAGAATACGATCCTGTTATGTATCAATAAAAAAAGGCCGCTCATGGTTGGGCGGCCTTTAAATTTCTCAGTTTTCTTCTCATTAATTTTACTTTCACTTCAGGAGGTTCCTCAAGATATTCAAACTTATATCTTGGTTTCATAGTTCTTATAAAAGTAGCATGTGAAGTCTTAAGGAAAGAAAGATATTTTTTCTTGTCTCCGTATTCATCATGCTCTTTTCTGTTTACGGCCATAATATTTTCGATATGATTAATTTCCGGATTATTTGTTCCTCCCATTCCTTTATTTTTGATATGGTGTATTTCAGTGGCTAAACGAAAGTTTAGTTCACTTGGAACAAAATCTCCTGGTGCATACCCAAAAAAGACGAAATATATTTTAGTATGTCTTTGCATGATACATCATATTAATTTTTAATATTTTGTGTATGTAAAATATTTGATATTAAAATCAGAGTATTCAGTATGACCTTTTGGTGCTACATTTCTAATCATGTTGTTAATCACAAGATTCATAGAGTATTCGTTTAAATAATCCATGGTAGATTTATTCGTAACGGTTCTAACAAGCTTATCATTATAAAAAAATTTTAGGCTGTCTTTTCTCCATTCCAAAGCATATATCATATGCGTTTTATTCGGTGATTTAAAGCCAATCCAATGATCTCGTGCCGGTGGTGTATGTACGTAGTTTCCTCTGGTGTGAACATTTGATTCAATGTTGTAAAGCGAGGGATTGTTAATGCTTGGCCTAAAGTACCCAAAATGTTTAGAAGAATAGGCTTCGAATATATCAATTTCAGGAGGCCAATCCCCCCACGCCCACAACCAAAATGCCGGCCATAACCAACGGCCTTCAGGGAGCCTTGCTTTTATTTCAAACCTTCCCCACGTAAAGTGTTTTAAACAAGAAATAAGACCAACAGCATTAATAGATTTTACTTTCTTCCCATCTATCTCAAATATTTTAGGTTTCCATTGAGTTAATAGGCTTATAGAACCATCTGGCCTGAGTATAACAGAATTCTTATCATAATACGCCTGTCTTTTTTCTTTGTGTATCTGACCCCAACGTTCTTGTGTCAACCATTCATATCCACACCACTGAAATGTTTTTCTTAATGACATTTTTTAATTTCGTTATCTATGATTGTTAATATTTCATTTCCTCCTTTGTCATAAACTCCAATTTCACCAATGAACAATCCGCTATCTGAAAACTTGGTTTCGGATGGTAATTCATAAGTTCGTGTAGTGTGGGATATTATTTCGTAAACAATATCGCCAAACAACACTACGTTAATATATGTACCTTCTATTTCAAATTCTTCATTAATATTTACTGAAACGCTGCCTTCAAAGTCTTCATAGTTTATTAATTCAATGATGCCTGAATAGTTGAAGCTTAATATTTCTTCAATCTTTTTAATTACCAATTCTTTAAGATTGTCTGGTAAATTCATGTTTTTCATAATAATGCTTTTTTTTCGTTAATAAATAATCGTCCTTTTTCAGTCCATACGGTTTGCATCCTGGTTCTTTCATTCCCTTCGGTATCTGTAAAAACAAACGTTTTAGTTTTTGTCAGACTCTTATTTTGATACTTGTGGTACAGTAACCAAGTTTTGTTTTGTTTGTATTGAACGCCTAATTTGTTAAGTTTTTTGTTAAGTGTAACAGCACTCATCCCTAACTCCTTTGCAATCTGGTTTGTGTTATAAGTGCTATTACTCTGAAGAACGTTTTCATAATATTTGACTTTTGGAGCAGCTATTTGAAGCTCTTTTTGTTGTAGTTTGGTTTGAGTTTCAATCTGTTGTTTTTGCTCGTAAACATCAGCCCATGCTCGAGCAGCTTCAACAGGATTTTTAAAATCCGGCAATCCTTGGAAAGTTGTAGCGCCTGTTGTCATTAACTCTTTGATTCTTTGATTGCACCAAATTGCAAAAGTTGGGGAGAGCCAACGTGCAAATTCTAAAGCTACGTCTTCATGAAACCAAGTTCCGCCACCATTTTCAGGGCCTCCCATCACTGTCCTAACTAACTGGTTATCAGGTGTGTCCGGAAATCGGATACTACTCAAACTCTCTAAGAATGAGGTAGTTGAGGATAATTCTAACCATTTACTTGGACGCTTACCAAAAATTTCTGCCATTTGCGTAGCGTTTACCATTGTGTCACCATTCCCTAATTGGAAGGTAATTTCATTTTCATTGTATTCAAATTTTTTAATGTCTTTCATTTCATTCTATTTAAGTTTTATTTGTTAATTAAAATAAACAAGTGGGCTTTCAGTAGCGATTTTCTTCCTTCGGATGTGCATCCTTTTCAGAGTCTTTCTACCTACTATATATCTGCACAGATACGCCCACCAGTATATAATTTAGTTAGCAGAAATAGGGGTGATGCTCTTTGATTAAACATTCGTGATGAAAAAAATAAAAGAAAAACATCACCTGCATTTTTAGTAAATCAAATCAACATCTTTTTCATTTTCGGAAAAATACTTCTGCAAGTAATCCTTACCATACAAATTCAATGTTTGTGGACTTACTTTAAATTTCCATTTCTTACCGCTTGGTGTCGATTGTGGATATTCTTCCCATTTACCACCTATGAAAGTTTTACCATCGCTATATTTACTTTCATTGCTGAATGTAATATGGTTTGGCTTCTTGTAGGTATCAGGCAAATGTCCTGTTTGTGGGTCAAATTTAAGCTTTCCAGCCTTGATGTCTTTCCAAGCACCTTGTAAGTCGTAAGAACCCATTTCATAAAGAACATTATCTTGTCATTTATATTTGTCGTTAGCCCATTTGTAGTATTCATCAAATTCAGGCTGTGTTAATCCTGTATTATAATTTGACACATACTTTAATGATGGGTCTTTAGCCCTTTCATTTCTGATTTTATCAGTCAAAGAAAGTTGTAGAAGTTTAGCAGGTTCTTCTCTCAATTGGGTAGTATATTGTTTACCGTTAAAAGCAAATTGTGCTAATCCTTGTTTTCTTGCATTCGCAAATGCAATTTCAAATTCTGTTGGCATTATTTTTTATTTTTAAATTGTTTAATTAAGTCCCACGCTTCTTTTTTTTTTATTTTTTCTTTAGTGCTTCGATTGAAGTTAGATGGTGGGAATACCCTACTTCTGTTAACAGCACCTAACAAAAAGCGGGGGCGACCTGCCTCGTAGAAACATTTGTGGTTTATTAAATTTCATATCTTCGTATTTAATTTTGTAGTTAATTCCCCGCCTTCTGTTAGCCGCAAACCGTTGTAAAAAACAACCGAAATCAGATATAATTCGTTTTAATTAATGTGCCCTCGCCTTCTCACCAGTTTCATTTCAGCGTGTAAAGTTTCGTTTAATTTTAGGTTATAAATTGTTTTTTCCATTTCGGTATATTTATTAAATACTATTTTGTTATCCATAATTTTAAGTGTTAAATTGTGAATGATTTAAATATTGATCTTTTTTTAATTTACATGATTATTTTATTTTAAGTTTGTAATTCTAATTCGTTAGCTGCAACTACTATCATACCGTTCTAGACTAGCTATTGTGTCGTGAATTGCCCCTCCGTGAGAAAACAATCCTATTTTTTCAACGTGAAAACCTCTATTTTTGCCCATCGTATTTGAATGATACCCGAATGTAATAACTATTCCCCCTTTATTTAATACATTATGTATTTCATCTTTTAGTTGTTTGAATGGACTGCATCGGATACCTTTATACATCTCGATACTTTTCCGGTATGCATAAGGTGGGTCAAGCAATATAGTATCAAACTTTTCCCTTTTCCAAGTTCTTAACAATTTTAAAGCATCCATTCTATAATCAGCCAATGCTTCTGGGTCTAAATCATTTCTTACTTCATCAATGTTCAGCTTTGTTCTACCAGCAAAAAGGTTTAAAGTTCTTCCTTCGCAATTAAGCTCAACCCATTCCCTAATGTTTTTTACCGAAAAAGTATATCGGTGCAATGGGCATTTTATGTAATCAAATTTTATCATTTCATTTTTTTGTTTCCAAATAAATTTTTTGATATTAATTTGTAATAAACATATTTTGCACCGAGGTATTCCGATAATGTTTTAATGTCTTTTTTGTATACTGGAATCTCGATATATTTCCTTACTTTTTTTATTGAATACCGGACAGAAGTTTCTTTGATCGAAAAAATATCGGCAATTTGTTTTCGTGATAATCCATTGTGATAGTAGAGAAAGAATATTACTATTTGTTTAGAATACCCACAAATGCCTTTATTCTTTAATTGGAAAATATTTTCTCGCTTTATATTAAAATAGTAAACAATAATGTCAATCGTCAGGTCTTTTCCTGATTTTCTGCTGAACTCTTGTAATAGTATTTCCTTTAAATCCGAAGGTGAGTGGATAGTATGGCCGTTAACAATGTAATTGGATATCATCGTCAATACGTTGTTCACAGGCACTTCATATGCTTTTGAGATAGCGTTAATAATATCATCCCAATTATTTACAGGAAGTGCTATTATTTTTTCGATAAATTCAATACTTTCTTTCTTTGACATAGGTATTCTTTTAGTAGTTTGATTTTAAAATTAATCTTACGGCGTCTTGTGCCATTGTTCGTCCAGATATATCGTGTCGGAATAAAAGTTTTTTTAAACAATTCAACAGGTTTAATCAATTGGACATAAATATCGTGTTTATTATATATCCATTTTTGATTAAGCGTAAATGCTCTTGTCATGTTGTGCTGATCAAAGGAAGGTTTAATCTCAATAATACTTCTTGGTTTATCTACAAATTTAAACGCAGAGTTTGCAAGTATAAATGGAGTATTTTTTTCATTGAACCCTCCAATATAAGAAGTAAATATATCAGCAGCTATTTCATTCCAAACAATTGTGAAATCCGGAGTATAAATGTGTTTATGCAGCAGCGTGTGCGATAAAGGTTTTTGTTTTGTCTTAAGCTGTTCAAACATTTTTATTTCTTTTTTATCGGAAAGAGAAATAACAGGGTGTTGAGGAATAATTTCTTCAACAAACCCTATTTTTTTTAAATCCTCTAAATACCAGTAAAAATATTTTTCTTCGTCGCTATCAAATGTCATGGCTTATGATTCAAGTGTTCTAAGAATACCTTGGAAAGGTATCTGTTTTACTTTAAAATAATTTTCCTTGCTCATACACTATTTCTTTTTCGTTAGTTATATCTTCTCTTCTTGGCTCTCGTTTATTTTTAAAGATAAAACGAATAAAACTTTCATACCCATATTTAGCTTGATAGGCAGCAACCCATTTGTTTGGATGATTTTGGCTCATGCCTATTACCCGTTGCCACATATGATATTGAAAAATTTTTTTTTTGCCATTAACAAGTACTGTGTATTCAGCATTGGCGATTGTGTTTCCTTTTACAGAAACAAGCTCAATATTTTGTCCGTCTTCAAGTTTAAATGATGTTATTACCATAAGATTATCAGATAAATTATAAGGTTCAATAATGCAATTACGATGCTTAAAAGCACAAATTGTTTTAGCTTAATAACATGTCTTGCTTTTGATATACGATAAATTATTTTTTCATGTCCATTTATATACCTTCCTCGACGATCTCTTTTTGGAACTATTTTAATAGTGAAATCATTATTAAATACAATAGCAAAAACAAAAAAAATAAATATTACAGTCGGTAAAAAACTAATTATCTCCATGATTTTTTCTTATTTCGTTAAACAATCATTCGTGATGAAAAAATAAAAAACCCCACCCGCATTTTTAGTAAATCAAATCAACATCTTTTTCGTTTTCAGAGAAATACTTTTTCAGGTAGTCAGCACCGTATCTATCCAAAACTTGTTTGCTTGGTTTATAAAAAGACCTTTTTGTGTCAGCGTTTTGCCCCCATTCGCCTTCGCCAAGCCCGAAAACGTTGCCTACAATTAAAGAAAAACGGAATAAACAAAAATCTGTTTTTAGGTGTATCGCTAGTTTTTCTACTTCCGTATTTCACTCTCATTTCTAATTCAATCAACTCTTTTGGTTTCGCTAACTCTCTATCAAGCTCACACCTTAATTCAATCATTTTTAATTCAAATTGTATCATATATGGTGGTTTTTCCCAATAAGGAAGGGATAGGTAGTGCATAGCAAAAGCATCTTCTTTTTCTTGTGCTTTATAGAAAGCATCGCACTGTTTGGGGTGTACTCTTTTTAATATTCGGTGGCTATTGCCGTTACTATCTACATACTCACCGTAAGATTTCTTATTTTCTCTTTTCATTTTTAATATAAATTATCGTTAATAACTGTGGGTAACACTGTGTGAACTACCCACACACTAAAAAGATGTGTGGGCTTCCTGTACAACGCATAGCCTAATGGCTTACGTTAGCGTACAAAGGGTTGTCCCTAACCCCGAAATTTTTTATATTATACGCAGCGTTAAGGTCTCTATCTATTGAATTATTACACTTATCACAATTATATGTCCTATCTGAAAGTTTTAAATCTTTCTTGTGGTTTCCACAATTAGAACATACCTTACTGCTCGGTCCAAATCTACCAATTACAACAAGGTTTTTACCTTGCCAATCAGTCTTATATTCAAGCATTGTTCTTAATTGTCGCCAACCCATATCAGATATTGCTTTAGCTAAATTATGGTTCTTAACCATATTACTAACAGCTAAATCTTCCAAAACAATCGTATCATACGTGTTTACTAATTCAGTAGATATTTTATGCAAGTAATCAGTCCTTTGGTTACGGATTTTTTCTTGCAATAATGCTACTTTTAATTTTTGTTTTTCTCTATTTATCGAACCCTTTTGTTTTCTTGAAAGGCTTCTTTGTTCAACTCTTAATCTTCTTTGTTGTAATTTAAAGAAGTTTTTGTTTTCATATACTACGCCATCAGAAGTAATTGCTAAATCTTTAATACCAAAATCAATACCAACAGACGTTTCTGTTTTTATACTTTTTTGTTTTGGTTTTTCAGTTTGAGTATCAACCAATATTGAAACAAAGTATTTACCAGTTACCGTTTTCGTTAGTGTAACTCTTTTTGGTAAGCCTTTAAATTCTCTATGGTAGCCAATAGCAACTTCTTTAAGTTTAGGTAATTTTAAAATATTATCCTTAAATGATATTTCAAATCCTTGTGGAAATGTAATTGACTGTTTAGAGTACTTATTTTTAAATTTAGGGAATTGACCCCTACCTTTAAAAAAGTTTTGGTATGCAGTATCTAAATTAATTATACTATGTTGTAAAACTTGGCTTGGACACTCTTTAATGTAATCAAACTCTTTTTTTAATTCTGGCAGTTGTTTAATTAAATCATACTTAGATATTGATGTTTTATTTGAAGCATACGCAACACTCTTAGTTTCTAAACCAAGGTTATACACCAATCTATTAACTCCAAAGTACCTTTGTAATTGGGCTTTTTGAGTTTCCGTTGGAAATATTCTGTATTTGTATCCTTTTAGCATATATTATTAAATAGTCTAAACTTTTGTAAAAGTACAATATTTTTTATCTAAAATCAAGTTCTGGTTAAAATTTGTTTAATTGATACCATTAAACAATACATATTATCACAAGGCTAATAGTCGCTTACATCCCATCCACGCTAAAGCGATGAATGGGTTTTACGCTCCAACGTATAAAGTAATGCCGAAATGATTGGTAAATCTTAATAATTGTATTTGCATGATCTCTCGCTTTAATAATTCAATAACTATAGACAAAAGTAAAAAAAATGATAACATAATCAAAATAATGACAACTAAATAAATAAAAAGTAAGTAAAACCGTTGCTATTGATTGGTATATTTGCCGTGAGTTTATTTTAAAAAAATCATTTGTTTATATTTTTCAATGTCTTACCATCAATTCTTGCATACTACTGAAAAAAGCCGGATTCGTAGTCCGGCTTTTTTTTATGAATGCCCATGCCCTTGGGTCTTGTTAAGGCTTCTGGCACGCCTGATTCGTATTATGCTTTTGTAGTATTTTCAGCCTTTTTTAAGGCTTTTTCAGATTTTAATTTGAATTTTGTTAGTGGCACTCCGGATATTTGCCCAACATTAGTCATAATAATGTCTTTAAACCCTCCTTTTTCTTTCATGATACGGATGGATTCAATCATTCCCATTCGGGTAACATTGTCCATAATATCGAGTACACGGCATAGTTTTTTAGGGTTGTTAGGATCTTTCCTGAGCCCTCGTCCAACCATTTGATAATACAAAGCAAGTGACATTGTTGCTCTTGCCAGTGTAATTCCGTCAAGTGAAGGAAAGTCAAATCCAACAGTAAGCACACCCATATTAAACATATGCTTTATCTTTCCTTCCCGGAAAGCGTCAATCTTTTCTGTTCGTATGTTCATAGGTGTTTTCCCATGGATATAGTCGGCACTCATTCCCATCTCGCGTAGCATTTCAGCACTACGTCTTGCTTGTCTTACTGAACTGCAGAATATAAGGTTGTGATTCACTTTCTTATCAAACCAAGCAATATTCGCAGCGAGTTTTTTTAGTCTTGCATCACTCCAAAATCTTTCGAGCTCAGCTTCATCAAAGTCTCCACCTATAGTGTTGGTTTTAATTTTGCTTACATCAAAATGATTGCTGATGTGATATTTTATTGGTGACAAATACCCTTGTTTGAAAAGCGTATAATTGTCAATCTTGAAGGCTATTTTCTTGAAGAAAAACGGATAAATTCTGTTTACCATTTGAAGAGATTGGCTGTAAAATTTATCATCACCTTGGCTAAAATATTTTCCAACCATACGGTATGGGGAAGCTGTCAATCCGCAAACATTTTTTGGCTGTATAGCTTCAAAAAATTGATTATACATGCCATTGAAGTTTTTAGGATTCAGCAGGTGGCATTCGTCAAGAATGATGTACTTGAACCTTTTAAAAAGTTCAGGGTTTTTATAGATACTCCCTATTGTAGCGTACGTGAATGTTGATATTTCCTTTTGACCAAAGCTGGCTGAATAAATAGAAACATCTAATATTCCATATGACAATAGTTTCTGAAAATTTTGTTCTAATATTTCCTTTGTTGGTTGCAGAATAAGAACAGGCTCTTTTATTTTTTGGACAATATCCGCTATTATAAGAGACTTTCCGCTACCAGTGGGTAATACTAACATGAAAGGCTTCTCGTAATTCATTAAGTGATATACAGCAGATTCAGAAGCTTGTTTTTGATATGGTCTTAGTGTAAATTTCATATGAAATGTTTTATCGTTGTAAGTGTTAATAGCCCATAATATTTAGTGATCAAACTATCAAAATTTTCGTCATTAATATCATGAAGTTCTTCTGTTGATTCATAATTAAAGTATAAGATTAATTTTTTGATATTAATTGATATTTTGCCCATTAATAACATGTTAAAATCAATAATCTTTACAAGATCAAAAGGCTTATTAAATATCCTTAAAAGATTCTTTATCATTTTGAGTTCATCAGGATCGGGTATTACAGCAATTCCAAGAATTGCATCAGCTACCTGTGGATCGTATTGGTTTAAATAGGTTCCTTTAACTATTTCCTTTCCGTATTTGTAAAAGGCATCCTTTATTGTTTTAAAGTCGAAATCTAAAGGTTTTGGTAGAAAAATGGGCGTTACTTCAGAATAATTCAAACCCCTGAGAGGAATTTTGTCTTTAATCCTCTCAAGGGTTGTGAATGAGTTTGCAGAATAGTATTTGTTATTAATTTTGAAAATAGCTCGCATATGTTCTTTGTCTTTCTTTTGTGAATCTATTCTGAAGTTTCGTTTAAGATTTCTCTTGATATAAATATTTTTCTTGTTCTAATGCTTATGTAACCATTTTCGGATTTAAACCCAAAAAATATTTTAGATCTTCTCTCAAGTGATCTAATAGTGACAGGGGTTTTGTTATCCATTAAAGCTTTAACCTTAGTTACTTCTGAATTTTCTTTTGAGGAGCTTAATATTAAGAATTTGGTGATTTCATTATTGTAAAATACTGAAATGTAATCATTATCAAAGATTACTAAGCCATCATGATTTGTTTCGGATGGTTCTTCAGATTCTGGATTATCGTACATTTCTAATTTTTCAATTTTGAAAACTGCATCCTGTGAGAATGAGATAAATGGAATTAATAATAGTATAAATATTAGTTTTTTCATTGGTTTAAAGTTTAAATGATAATATTGTGAAATTTTTTTTAAGTCTTTATAAAACGGAGCGTAAAACCCATTCATCGCTTTTGCGTAAGTGGGTAGTTTATGTTTTTTTCCATTTGAATAATCCTTTTGGTTTTTTTCCTGAATACTCAAAGTGTTTGGTTGCGCAGCGTATGCATAGTTGTTTGGTGATTGATATCCGAATTTTTTTTACATTGTAAAATATAGATCGGTATCCACATTTTTTGCAATTGTATGCTACAAAATAGCCTTTAAGGTATTCTTGTAGTAAATTTTGTAACCTATCTCTTCCTATAGTTCTGTTCAGAATCTCTTTATGAGGAATAGAAACATCTAAATTTCTCAGCTTAACAGCTTCTCCAATTTCATTTATGATCTCGGTATTAGATTGTTCATTCAGGAACATTAAAAGGTCACGCTTTACACTTTCAGGCAATTCATGGAAATCGTTTTCAATTTCTATATGCTTATAATAGTACATGATTGTAAGTTTTAAAAAAAAAGCTATAACATTACACTATAGCCTTTTTTAGGTTTATGACAAGAAAGATTTTGAAATAAAGTGGCCTAAGCTGTGATTAGCTTGGAATATTTCATTCATGGTAGTAATTCCAGGTTTGTAAAGCTCTGTTCCCAAATTGTAAATCTGATACAGGTTAGAAACTTGCTCAGGATTTTCATCGTATTTTTCAATGTAGGATCCGACTACCTTATTCACCTGTGATGAATTCAACGGTGGTACGCCATCATACTTGAGACTGGCATTGTTTTTCTTCACCGCATACATGGTAAGCCATCCGGCCAGTTCTGCCATGTCACGCTGCGTGAATGGCGTGTTGATCATCTTTTGAAGCATTTCCTGATAATACAAGCGCTTTTGCTCAAAGTCCTTAATCCATCCAGAAAGGGTATCGAACATATTCTTCAGTGGGGTCTTATTTGGTCCGTAAGACATAAGCAAATCACCACCCATGAGGCACATATTTTGGCATATGTGGACGTTTGCGCCAAAGGCTATCTCTACACCGTTCTGGTGGAAGTTAAGCCCTACAGCCGTATTTGTGAGCTCGTCACTCATGTCGTTAATGACAAAGCGGGTAAGTACTCTCCGGAAAAGAATATTCTCAATAGGATATTCTTTATCCTGATAGATTTCTTTGTTTTTCATGATGGAAATACCGGGCATGATTTTGCTTCTGTTGTTGGCTGCATAAATCGGATCTAATTGAAAGTTCATGTTGTGCTTATCCAGCACTTCGGATGCCTGGTCAATCAACTCAAAATGGCGGATACCATGAATAGGGCGTGATCCGTCAAATGTTTCGTTGATACTGTTTTTCAAATCATTAAAGCTAATAGTATGTAAACTGTTTTGCTTTACCTCTAAGCTTTTGTTTTTTGTTTGTTGTGCTATTTGAATATCTTGCATAATAACTCATTTTTAAGATTTTAATAAATAATTTTTGCTGTTTGTTTTTCCATGGCCTTCGTGCATGACCCGTCTGTTTTAAGAGGGCATTTGCTACAGTTTTCAGCTGATGGCTTTTCAGTCCATTCCTGAAGTGATTCATGGAAATAAAATTCTTCAATGACTTTTCTTGTAGTCTCTTTAAATTCTGCTATGTCAGCAGAATTTATTTGCTTTAAGAAAAGTTGATTTTCTTGTTCAGAAGGTTTGTAATCGAATACCCAATAGAAGAAAGGGATTTGCTTGCCGTAATTTTGCATGAATAACCATGTGTACACATAGGCTTGCAGGTGATCCATGTTCTGTGGATATGCCCAGGCAAAATCGCCATATGTGGTATACAGGTTTTCAGTAAGTTTTATATCAATCATAGCGAGTGGAACCTTTACGATCTCACCGGACTCACTATCTACATAAGAAATACCGCTAAACAAGTCCACCGTTCCTTCAATAATCACATTTTCATCATCCGGCCATTTAGCCGAAAGTTTGACTTGTGTCTGCTCAGGTTTTACTTCGATTTCATGAAGGTCTTTTAGCCTGTCAAAACGGAATATCTGATCATCAATACGCTTGTGATGTGCCGAACGGCTGCCATTCTTTAAGCGTGGTAAATCTGTTACTGCCTCTCCATGCGCTACACCTCCAATAGTGTTCGTTTCAAAATACTGTCCTCTCAGCATGGCTTCAGAAGTGATATCATATTTCTTGTCAATGTAGACTTCTTTGACTTTACGAGGACAGTAGTTAAGAAGGTCGCCCTTCTTAACTACTTGTTTGATTAATGATTGTGATAGTTTCATATGAATAGATTTTCATCTGATTCTTCGTTTGATTTTGCTATTGTTTCGGTTTCCTGTTTAGTACCGCCTTGCACATCAGTAAAATTTAATTTTGGATCGATTTCTCGATCCTCTTCAAAAGCTTTGACGTGTTCAATAACTTTAGCAAGGTCATTCTCTACTATCTTGCCTGGAAACATATCTTTTGGTGATTTCACGGTATTGTCTCCACTGTTCTCAGTCAAGAAGTAATATTTGTTGAAGCCATTTTCTGAATATTCAACATAGGTTTGGATCACTGTTGTAAAGTTGGATTCCATTTTTATCTTTTCTTTCAGGAGCTTTCCACCAGGAACAAAGAAACTTGTTTCGTAATTTTCTGTCTCGATATGTGCCATAAACACTACAGTCAGATCTTCTCTTAGACCGTCTATCATTTTCACGATTTGATAGGTTGTGTTAGCTTGATTGCTGTATTTATCATACCCTTTGATACTGATTTGAGACATGAACATGTCTGTCATCATCAGGGTAAGTGTATCAACAATGATAAATTTTATTTCGGGACGCTTGCTGCTGATTGCTTTGATAAGTTTCCAAATGGTATTTGGATCACTGGTCATTGTGTAATTGCTTTGCATGAAATCCGGTTCTCCGGCTTCATTTTTCACAATATGAAACTTCTTTCTCCATCCTTTAAAAGGCATGGATTTGCGGTCTACATTGATATAGAAAGATGTTTTCGGATCAATGTTTCGTAAACTGAATGTTTTGCCTGTGCCTGATCTGCCCAAGACTAAAATTTTGTCTGCCATAATTCGTTTAATTTAAAAGTTAAAATTTGAAAAATCGTCCTCTTTACCGGTGTTTCCGGTGTCGGGTGATTCCATTTGATTTAGTTGATTAGAAAAGTCGGGTAGTTTCCGTTCTTTTTCTTCTTTAGATTTTGGAGGAGCCTCTACTTTTTGAATATCTGTGCTTTTTTTTGGCTTAGAATCGTAATTTATACGTTCCTCAAATTCAAGCTGAAAGTCACCTTTCTCTACTTTATCGATAAAGATTTGGCAATTATTTTTCGTGGCTTGTTCTACTATTTTTTCAAGGCTTTCCGGATCAAGTGATTCAGCACGGCCTACCACAATGATTGGAGCCTTCTGATTCATTTCAATAAGAACACTAATCGCTATTTCCATAATTTTGGAAGTGCTTATTTGATTCTTATTGAAAGGGAGGCCGTTAATTGATAATCCATCACTAGTAATCTCAAGACCTTCAACCGGAAGCTTATTCTTCTGTACCAGTAGTTCTTTTTCTTCCCTGGTATTTCGTAGCTTTGTATCTTCCTTTTTGATTAAGCTGGTATACTTATCAAGTTCATTTTTTTTCTTTGTGAAACTATCTACTCTTTTTAAAGCTTCATTAATTTTGTTGAACTTTATTCGGGTTGCTTCAACAGCTTTTTCAGCAGTGTCGAATTTCTCTTTATTGAATTTACCTAAAGCATGAAGATCTTCTTCTTTCTTTTTTTTATAAGTGCCGTAATCTTTTTCGAGTTTTGTAAGACCGGCTTCTTGTTCATCACGTCTTTTTTCCAATGCTTTGATTTGATCGTTAATTTGATCAATCATATCGCTATGTTGTCTTTTCCGTGATTCATAAGATGTTTGAGCTTTATCAAGCTCACCCTCAATAGTTTCCATATTTTTTTTGTGGATTTTTTGAGCATCCAATTCTTCTTCAGCTTTATGCCACTTTTTTTCGTACTTATCGACTTCATTAGCCATCTGTTTTTCTTCCTCAGAAGGTTTTTCGCTTTGAATCATTTTCTCGTATGCATCGGCATTACGCTTTAATTCTCTGCGTTGATCGAAAGCTTCCTTTTCTTCTTCCATTGCTTTTCTGAAGCTTTTTTGTATTTCATCAGGTAATAACTTAAGAACTTGATCTCTTTGCCATCTTCTTCCTTCAGCTGTTTCTGATTTTGCCACAAATTCTTCTGGAGAAAAAGCGTTGTAATTGAAAATATCACGAATCTCGGTAACTTTCCTGCTGATCTTGCCATTCGGGTAGGCAATTTTGATTTTAGATTTGTCATTTTCGAATTCGATTTTTACGGTATACTTGTCACCGTTGGGAGCTTCAAATACGCCTTCTAATGAACCTTCTTTTTCCCCGGTTGTTACAGGAGTGTCTACACTTATTTTGGCTTCCAGTAAAGAAATAATGGCATTAGTAAAGGTTGTTTTCGCTTTGTTATTACCACCTTTTACATAGATAATGTTGCCGTTAATGGGTGTATTGAGCTCTGTTAACTTTTTGAAGTTTTCTATTTTGATACGTTTTAATTGCATTGTAGATGTGTTTTTTGATATGATATGAGCTGACGTTTCTCTTGACAAATACACGCTCTGCATAATCTGTAATATCATTGATCCATGTACTGTTTTTCAGCGTACAGTAACCAAGGATATCTGATAAATGCACTATTGGTATATCGTAAATGTCAACATTTTTTCGCATTCCAAGAACACCGGTTTTGTCATTGTCGTACATGATAAATAAATACGGTGTCTTTTTCATTAAATCCTTATACAGCCATTGCATAAGGAAAGCAGATTCACTGTTCAGGCTTACACACTTAATTCCTAGGTGTTCATACATTACAAGAACATCACGGTTCCCACCAATGATTCCAATGGCTGGTTCATGATCATTTAACGCTGAGTACCCGAATACTTCCTTTTCTGGGTTCATATTGTTTTTGAACTTAGATTTTTTCTCATGGAAAGGAGCATAAAATTTCTGTCCTTTGCCTTCTTGGAATAAGTATATAGGCTTTTGTTTTGTGGCGTGTGTGACTATGTTTGGATGTTCTTTTAGATGAAACCACTTAATAGGAATTGTATTGTAAACTTTTAGTGTAGAAAGAGAGATACCTGTTTTCCACCAAAATTTTGTGTTGTCATTATCCCAATTTGTGGATTTATAAACAAACTCAGTTCTATCAAAGAATTTAGGTTTGGGGAGTTTAGGTATTTTCTTGATGGGTTTTCTTTTATAGTCTTTAACATCTTCCAAATGGAAATCACTTGCAATAATATCAAGACCATCCCGGAAAGATACCTCATAATAGATCATTACATAACCAAAAGCGTCTATAGCTTTAAATGCAAAGTCGTTATAAAGATACTTTCTGGAACGATTTCCATAAAATACATTAGCTGAAGGGTGTTTTTCTTCTCTTAACTCAGAAATGAATGCCTTCCCTAATGTAAAATCATGGTTGATGTATTTCCGGAGGATATCAAGTTCATTGATGTGCTCAAGAATATCTTCTTTTTTCATCTCTAAAAAGGTAAATCATCTTCTTTATCAGGGCTGGTTCCTATACTGTTCATATCAGCCGAAAAGTTATCGACATTGGAAGGAATACCTTCTTCGTTTTGATTGGGCAAGGAAGCGCTTTGATTACGTTTTTTGGCAAGCACTTTCTTTTTAGTAGTTTCACTGATTTTCCAAACCTTGTTTTTTATGCTTTTGTCAAGATTTTCAGCTTTTTTGATATCGCCTGTTATCGAAGTTATGGAAGGCATGTACAGCTCAGGAGAAAGAATAAGCCTGTCTTTGTAAACGATTTCACGGTGTATGACAATTCCGTAAAATGCTATTTCTCTTCCCTTGAAATGTTCTAATCCTTTAGTAAGAACTGTTGCAATTTCTTCAAGATCGGCTTCTTCATTTTTGAATTGAATTTGTTTACCAAAAGCATCATCAATAAAACCATAAAGCTGTTCAAAAGAAATACATTTTGGATCTCCGGTTTCTTTATCTTCAAAGGTAAAGAATGGAAATTCCATACGGAAATCAAAATAATTGTTTTTACTGTTTTTCAGGGCTGTATTTAATTTAAGAATAATTTTCTGAACTTTTTTTCTCTCGTCGGTTTTTTTATCGTTGAACTCAAACGATGTGTGCTCAACGTCAACAATTACAAGTTTTCCAAGTCCTGTAGGAAATTTTTCCTTGTTCATGTTTTGAATGGATTTCTCTTTAGCTTCTTTACTCTCGCTAATTGTTTTTTCAAGTGCGTTTTTTCTTACATTAATTTTCATAAGTTTGATTTTTTGTATAAATGTTTTAAACTCGTTATAAATATTATAGCTAATGAAAAAGACATATTTTTTATTAATCCTTTTCGCATTGATAATTCATAAGCTGTACCAGGCTCTTTATTTAGTTGGTCAATAAGTTTCTTTTTTTTCTGATTTTTAAATGAATACGCAATGTCAATTATTTTTTGTACTCTTTGTGCTTTATATTAGGGAGCATAAAACCCATTCATCACTTTTGCGTGAAGCCGTGGGTGAGTAGTTCACTCCACTCATTAAATTTACAGTATTTTAGGTTTTCTAAATAACGAATTAGACCAAGTTCACTTTCCCTGTTTTTCGTCACGTCAAGAATAATCAAGTGTTCAAATACATTGTATTTTTCTTTGGACACTCGAAGTTTCTCTGCTATTTTTAAATCAGGAAATAATGAAGGGCGGTTCATAAGTATAACCTGATTTGCATAATCTGCAATTCGAGAAGATCCCCGTACATCTGAATCTCTTAGTCTGTAACCTTCAGTCATGCGTTTTTTGTTCTGTGATTCCTTTGTTACGTGGTGAATAACGATAATAATGCCTTTGGTATAGTCACGTAATTCAACCAATTTTTTGGCAATTAAATCATCATTCTCCAATTGATGTTTCTTGTCAATTCCACTGACAAGACCAAGGTTATCAATAATCAAAACATTGGCTTTGGTTGGTCTCAAAATACAAAAGCGCTTAAAATCATTGCATATCTGATAGATATTTTTCGGTTTGGTAATGAACTCTACATCATCCTTATCGTATTGATTGTAAATCGCTTCCATGTCCTTAATATTACGATCAGTTAAACTGTGATTTCGTGATTGAATTTGGCGTTCTGTTAAATTTAAGTAACTGCTAACAACATTACGAAGAATAGCTTCACCGGATACTTCATAAGTGTGCCAGTTAATTGCTACATCTTTGTTGTGTTTTAATAAGTTAAAGGCATAATGAATAGAGAATTTTGTCTTTCCTGCCCCTTTTTGAGCAGCAATTAAAATGATGTTACCAGGACTAGTCGCTATGAAATGGTCAAAGTTTTTGTCTCCGGTTTCTAGGTAAGGCTTTTTTGCTCCAGATGCTTTCATTCGTACATCTTCAAGCATAGACTTGAAAGATAATTTCAGTGTTTTTTGATCCTTGCTGTTTAAAGATAAATTGGAAATTTCTGTTTCGATTTTTTGTGTGATTTCGTCAGCAGGATATTCTCCAAGCATTTTTTTAATTGTTTGGCTGAGCTCTAAGAGTTTCTTTTCGTTGTAGTTACCAATAATTACTGAGAGGTGATATTGCCATTTATCTTCATCCTCATATTCGGTATTTATAAGGTTTTTGAAAATATCAATGTAATCTTCATTACCGCTTGATTCAAAAGCGTCAGTCATTGTTGATAAGCAGATTTCTTCATCTTGTTCTGAGATTAATTTGTAAATCGCCCAGAACATTGCATTTTTTTCATCCGTAAACATTGTTGCAGTAAGCTTTTTCTCTATAGAATAGTACACTGCCAGATGATTAAAGCATTGTTTTAAGATGTTTTTTTCATAATTTTTCTCCTTTACCATATAGATAATAATCTAAATATTCATTTTTATCACTTTCCTTGAAGTCCTGAAGAAATATACGTTTTTCCAGATAATCAAAGAGATCTTTTTTTTTCGTATAGAACTGTTTTTCGCGACCCATATTTCGGCTGTCGATATACTCATTATACTCTTTGAATCGCTTTTTAATGAAGTCGAAATCAATGTTGTTACCATCGAGATCTGGAATCCACCCAAGAGCAAATTGCAAAGACGAAAATGCTTTATCAAAATCGCCAGTCGGATTTATTGGCCATAGTTCTTTATGAAACCGGTCTTTTAAATTCATAAGAATTTTTTAGTTTTAGTTCAACATTATTGTTGTGAATACAAAATAGCGGGAAGGATACTTAAACGGAATACTTTTGAATTGGAGATAGTCGCCTTTTTCGTATATAATTTTCCTGTCCAAGATATAAAACTGATGTTTATCCAACTCAGGGTTCATACGCAGAAAGTTGTCCAAACTCTCCACGTTTTTTTTCAACTTGAAGACGATTGGTGCTATCACTGTTCCAATTAATATTTCGTTTTTCATAGTTTATCTTCTCGCAATTACTTGATACAAATGTAAAGATAATATTAATTAATTCAATAATTGTAACTCAATATTTATTCCTACATTTCTGTATTTGATATTTCCATCTTTGTCTAATCCTGTGATTTTGAAATTGATAAGTTTTACTCTATGAGCAATTACATTTTCTAAGTATTTGAATTGCAGTTGTCCAATTTCTAATTTCATATTCCAATGTTTTACGGTACATTGAAGCGTATTTAAATCGATTTCAAAAGAAGATCGATCCATTTTATCAGGTAAAAGAGAAATATCAAATAGGTTAAACTGGATTTTTGTTTTGGAAGTTCCAACCAATTTTGATCGGATAAATGTTCCATTTTCGTTGGTTATTAGCATTTTTCATTAAATTTGATAAATAATTATTGTAAATAAATTGTTATATTAATTAATTTCTAAATAAATTTATATGGTTTTGCAGGAGAAAAAAGTTATAAGTTACACAACATTAGTTAAAACGAGACTTAGCAATGAATACGGAATTGAGCTTGATAGGCGTGCAATTCATCAAACAATTAATTATGCTCTTAAAAATATTGTAAACGCCATGTACCATTTATGGTTAATCGAAATAAAGAATTATATGTTTATTCGGCCAAATCAACATCGAAGACAGCTAAAGTTGAATCAACTTAAAAGATAGTTGTGATTATTGTAAAGTATGGCTTTCACAATAATTCGGAAGTACAAGATTGTACTTATCCTCTATTAATAGTTAAGAATTAATCTAAACTGTTATATTTATGAATTATTTTTCACATTCATAAAATGTAAGCGTTTCATTTACAATATTATCATGTTATTCTATATGTGTTCCGGGGTTGAAAGTGTCAAAAAAAGTTTATAACTTCGTATCCTCAAATTACGCTCAGCATCTTTTTCTATTCTTATTCTATATTTTTTCTTTTCTTTTTAATCTTTTAAAAATTCCATTAATTTTCAAACTCTCGGAGATAAACGCAGGGAAGGTGTAGTATAAAGCCAAAGCATCTGTATGCATTATATAGTAAATTCAATTGCTTTTTTTATAAATTGTCATATAGAAATTATTCAAGCATTATAAAGGATTTGTGTCACAGGTTACATATACTTTGTTGGTTGTGCCAATCAAACTTTCCTGTCCTTCAGAATATACTTTCTCTACTAACATAACGTGCGCGTGCGCGT